TTCAAGTATTTCTCCTATGTTTTGATGTGGAGCACCAATGCTAGGAAACGGCATTGCTACGATTAAAGGAATATCTGGAATTAGCGAGCCCACATCTTTAACATACGCTAATCCTAATCTTTCGTGGTATCTGTAATCACCACGCAATACTTGTACAGGGCCACTCATATAAATGTTGTCAATAAATTGAGTACAGCCATTTATAATATCAACACGGTCAAATGTGTCCAACCCTGATAACTGATTTAATGTTGAACTAAAAATCCAATCTGTTGTTTCTGTTTTGAAATCAGTATAAACCTTATCAGTAATATCCTTATCTAGTTTGCCAGCCAAAACATCTTGTATCAATTTCTCTATCACAATATCAGACAATGGGCTAGGGCGTTCTACTTGTAAGTAGTCAGCAGAATAAGAAGGAGCAACGTCAATACGGTTCATGAAATATTTACCTAGTAATAGTAGCACATAAATATTTCATGGAACAAACACAGAAAGTATTTTGGTTACAACCAGAAGATACACAAATTGGCAAATGGCAAAAACAAATAACGGACGTGACTAGCAGTCCTAGCTTTTGTGTTTTACCGTGGATACATTTGGCTACTCGCCCAAACGGCGATATGCGTATTTGTTGTGTGGCCAATGCTAGTGGTGCCGACAGCGGTGACTATACTGTTGGTTTGGTAAAGATGGAAGATGGAAAGCCTGCTAACTTTTCTCATGATTTACCTACTGAAGCATTTAACAACGATTATATGAAGTCAGTACGTAAAACAATGTTAGAAGGTAAAGTTCCGGCAAGTTGTACTAAATGCTTTAAAGAAGAAGAAGAAGGTATTGCTAGTAAGCGTATTTGGGAAACGGGTACTTGGCACTTACAAGAAGGTATCGACATCCCAGAACTAATTGCTCAAACTGCCGAAGATGGTAGTGTACCTTATAAGTTACAATACTTAGACCTACGACTAGGACACACTTGTAATTTGAAATGTATTATGTGTAGTCCACATGACAGCAGTATGTGGGTGCCTGAACACAAAAAAGTATTTCCTATATTTGCTAGTCCTTTGATTAAAAAACAAATGACTTGGGATCAAAAAGAATTTAATAATAGCTGGCATGAAAATCCTAAGTTCTGGGAAGAAGTATATGACCAAATTCCTAATATTAAACAGTTATACTTTGCTGGCGGCGAACCTTTATTAATTAAAGAACATAAATCATTCTTATTAGAAATTATTGCTCGAGGATACGCAAATAAGATTACCCTACGCTACAATACTAACGGCACATTGATCAGTCAAGAAATGATTGATATATGGAGTAAGTTCCGCAAAGTTAAAGTTGGCTTTAGTTTAGATGGCATGGAAGAACGCGGCCATTATATACGTTATCCATTAGACTGGGCAACTGTCGATGCTAATTTGCGTATGTTAGATAATGCTCCGGATAACATACAAACTAACATTGCCCTTGCTGTACAAATTTTAAACATCAAGCACGTTCCTTCATTTATCAAATGGAAGGTTAAAAGTAATTTTAAAAAGATAAATTTTGATACTAATGCGGCTGGACAGGTAATGGGTGGCGGATTAGTAGGTGTACATCTACTTTGGATTCCTACATGGTTAAGTCTACGTGTATTGCCCGCAAAAGATAAACTAGAAGTGCGGGAGTTATTTGCCGAACTACAAGACTGGTTGTGGGATAACTATACCCAAGACGCAGAGTTTTGGGAAACTAATCCTTACGGTTGGAAACGCTGGGAAGGTATACTAGATTGGATGGATGCCGAAGACCATACTAACTTGCTTCCTGACTTCCGAGAATATATTAATACAATGGATCAGCAACGTAAGACAGATTTTAAACAGACGTTTCCCGAATTAGCCCATTTGCTTTAAGAGCCCACTCGCGTTCCTTACACCAGAAACATTCGTGACATACTGGAACATGTTGGCCTCGAATGTAAGTTGTATAATCAATGTTAGCAAACTCACCCTCGCAACTACGAGTAATACTAAACAAATCCATTAAGTCCAGTTCTAGATACTTCTTTACAATAGCGGCTTTGTCAACAAATCGGAAAGGATGTATTGCCCACTTGCCCATGTGTTGCATTATTTCTAAATGTTCGGTATCAGGAGTCTTTTCAACATCACGTTCAAGCATTCCATTAAACTTTGCTAATCGCGGATTGTGTGTCACTCCGTTATAGTACGCATCTATGTTATGTTTTGTACATACAAATTCAGCATAAGCACGTTGTTGAATATTATCGCCGCTAACTTTTTTGCCGTATTCATCGGTTAAGTTAGGCCCTATATTGCCATACTCTAATTCAGGCGCAATAAAGTTAGTATGGCGCACAAACTTAGTATGATAGAATTTTTGGAATAGCCAGTTATACACACGGTCAGCATCGTCTTGTTGCCAAGGCCTAGTTTTCCACATACGCACATGGTTAATGATATGAATTGTAGTGTCGTGCTCGTAGGCTGCTTTACATACTAAGTATGCGAGTAAAGCAGAATCGGCGCCACCGCTCAAACTAATAGCTACATGTTTCCAGTTTGGATTGTAGTGTATATTAAGGTCCATAAATATATTTAATGTTAAAACAACTACCTCAAAAATTTCCTATCCAGCCAATTATCGACCAAGTAATTGCTTTAGGTAATTTTGGCAAACGATTAGAGCTGAATACCCTTACTGGAGAATTCTTTAACGACCCATGGCAAATCAAGTCAGAGTTTGTTAACACACCGTTAGGGCAAGTACTAACTAGTTTAGGCGATATTGGCCAGGCCAGGTTGTTATGCTTGGACTCTGGAGAGAGTTATACTGCTCATACAGACCCTGATGATAGAATACACCTTGCTATACAAACCAACGAATATAGTTACATTGTTGACCTAGATGAAAGTAAACTTCATCATTTGTCGGCCGATGGACAGTTATGGTACATGGATACTGGTAAGACACATGTTGCCGCAAACTGGGGCCCACGTACACGTATACATCTGAACGTAAGGGTTCTACTGCCCAAATACAATCCGCATAACCCAGGTATGCGTATTAAAGTTGTAGAAGGCGAGTACGATTGGAAACAACTAGCATATACTCCTATTATGCGTACAATTAATCATAATGTTAAGCAAGGACACATTACTGGATTTAAAGGCATAAGCGAAAAAGAAATATTGATTAACATCACTGACACAACTATATTTGATAGAGCATTTTCGCAAATTAAAAGCGTTGGTATTACTTTAGAAATTCACAATGTTTAATATTTTAATTGCGTATGCTATACACTTTCATATTTTGGTAATAGTCTATGCCATATGGATTCATCGCGGATGGTCGCACGGATGTTTTACGTTTTCCCCTGCTATGAATCATGCTTGTAGATTTATTGTTTATACACTAAGTTGGGGAACGTTTCCTGAATGGTTGCGTATAAGTGCTGGCACCCATCGCATGCATCATAAACATAGCGACACAATAGAAGACAGTCATAGCCCCCACACGTTACCATTCGTTGCGTTGCTAGATCAAAAATATAATCCATACTATCAGCGAGTAACAAATGAGGAACTAGCAGAGTATGCTAAAGATGTTCCAGTGTTAGATGATTGGATGCAACGTAATGTATATACGGGCACAAGAAGATATTACGGCTGTTTATTAGTAGTAGCAATTTACGGATTATTGTTTGGATGGGTAGGATTATTAGTAGCTCCTATCTTATTAGTGTTTACTGCTAAATTTATGATGCCGATGTTTGCTACATGGATACCGCATAAACTAGGCTTTTATAGACATACTAATCATAAGTTTCCAGACCGCTCAATAAACTTGATACCTATTGGGATTTACTTATGCGGGGAAGAACTACACAGTAATCATCATGTAGATCCTAGATCACATAATTTGCGTAATCGCTGGTACGAGTTTGATATGGCGTATTGGTACGCTAGACTGTTTAAAAGTTTAGGCTTGCTTGAATTTAGAGATCGTAAAGTTGACCCGAACAAGATTTAACACAAGTCATACACTTGTTCTTACCTTGCCAGTAACTTTCTAAATCTTTCCATAATCCTTGTTGCGATAAAATTTGCTCTATATTTGCGTTATGTAGATTAGGAACTCCAATTGAATCCATCATTGCTTTAGAGTTGTTTACTGTTAAGTTACGCAAAGTATGTAACACCATCTTTTCTTCTAACGGCTGTTCTAGGTAATCGCTTCCGATATAACAGCAGGGTAATATGTTGCCGTGCGGGTCAACATATATTTCTTGTTTGGTTACACATTGCGGTGTAATCACTGACTGTTCTACTACCTGGGCTGTAAACTTATTGTCCAAAAACTTTTCTAATGGGATTTTTACTTCTTGTTTAAAGCGTGGAGTTTCAGCAGGATACAAATCGTAAGCGTATTCGTCTTTTCTATCAAACACAGGAAACGCTGTCATGTTGTAAAATCGTTTAGTGCTTTTGAAGTTTACGCTGTGTACGCCAATGTCTAATAAAAACTTCTCTAATTCGTCTACTTCGTGTTCGTTGTGCTTGAATACTAAACTGTCTACCCTAGCAAGGCCGCCTGCACTAACATAGGCTTTAATGTTTTCTATGATCTTATCAAAGTCTGTATTGCGTCTATACAATTCATGTTTTCCTTTGAATCCGTCCACAGCAAAAATAACTTCGCCATTCTTACCCATCACTGTAGCAAGGTCCTTCCACCAATCCGTCTTACGCAAACTGCCGTTGGTGTGTATTGCTAGTCTAGCATCTGGACTGGCATTGCGAACGTGCTCATAAATTTCAAAGCAGTCAGTGGCAAATACAGGGTCGCCGTAATTACCGCAACTATAAAAGTTGTTTAGTTGGGATAAGAATGAAACAGGGAACCACTGTTTAAAATTCGCAAAGGTAATTTCTTTATTTTTAATAAAAGGTCGCTCACTGCCGCCACTATGATTGCGGGCGCACATAGGACATGCCGCTTGGCATTTATCTGTTAGTTCAATATGGACAGCAGTAATTTGTTTAGGGTACACTTGGATATCCTATCAACATGTATCGTGTATACAGTTGTGTTTCTAGTTGGCCTTCATACAATACTTTGAGATGACTATGTGCTTTAAATTCATCTAAGCTATGAGCAATACGAACATGTTCTGGTATTTCGTAATTGTTACTTTGTAATACAATTAAACTATTTGCGGGCATCCCACTTAACCACAAGTCATACTGATCTTGTGTAATGTGTTCACAGCTAGTATTAATTACAACATCAGCATCACTGCGAATATTACACATGTCTGCGGTAACTGCGCGAAACTTTCCGTGAATTTCTTCTTGCTTGTTCATCATGTTAGCAATTGGCTCGCATGATGGATCGATGTCAATACTTCGGATACTAGTAACCGGAACATCACTTTGGAATAGCATACTTGCTAACACCCCATTCCATCCTCCGTGGATGTCTATAGTAACAAACTTTTTAACATGTTTACGCAACTCTCTACACAGCCAGTCCTTACTCTTCATCTGGCCTTGCCAAAAGCAGTCTAATGTTCTAATAGGATCCGGGCTTTGCCTTACGGCCTGCATCCAATAATGAAAATGTTCTAAATTAATTTGCATTTTGGTATTTTGCTATCTGCTGAACTAACACAACTTGGTGTTATACAACGGGCTGGTTCCTTAAATAATTCAAAATGGTCTAACGTACCTAGTGGTACATCGTGACAGCTATAACTACGTTTAACATCAGTACCTCTTATTATAACACTTTGGTAGCCAGCATTACAAGTCCAATCGGTAAATTTATTAAATCCAAACGCATTAAATCTTTCTGCTTGATCAAACAAATGTTCTGTACCATCTGCTTCG